AAAGACACATCAGTAGCTTCAGCAGCAGCAACAATATCTTTTAGGGATACAGATATTTCATCTGCATTAAAACCTGCTCTTGATAAAGTAGTTGCCAACTGTGCAACTTCAGTAGGCGTACCTGCTGCTACTTGTGCTGTACTTTTAATAGCATCATCAAGTTGTGTTTTATTACCACCCCCTTCAATAGCAGCAGCTTTTGTAACTTCTGCTTCATAACTTGTAGCACCTCCAATAATACGTCTAATACCCCTGCCAACACCTAAAGTAGCAACAAGACCTGCTAATTTTTGACCAGTACTAGCAGCTTGACCGTCTAAACCTTTTAATTTACCTTTTAACCTGTCGATTTGATTACCTAACCTTTTATAAGCCTTACCACCAATATCAGTTCTGTCCCTTAATAAAGTTAATGCCCTAATATGTTCTCTTAAACCTTTTGTAGTATTACCAGCAGCCCTAGCCATTCTATTAATTTCAATATTCATTTTACCTAGCTGTACTTTGCTAAGTTTTGAGCTAGTGTCTAATCCCCTTAATTGTTTTTTAAAATTATCAACAGATTTTGCACCCTCAACTTTTGCTTTTAGTTTAAAAGTTGTATCTAAATTTAAAGCCATTATTTACCTTTCCTATCTTTATTCATGTGTATCATAGCTTCACGTTCCATGACTTGTATATCCTCGAAAATTTCTTTACGATTATCTACATCATACAAGTCAAATAGCATTTGTAAAACATTATAATCAAAACCAATAACACCTCCCATAGTAGTTCTCCACTGAGTCATCATTCTTATAAATAACATTACTGACTCCCAATGTTCTTCCCATACTTCAAAATCTTTTTCTACTCTTAGTGCGGGCAGCCCTTTAATACCTAAAACAGCAGCATCATCATGCGATTTATCTTCAACACCACCATTTAAGAGATGATCGACTGCCCCTCTAAGTTTTTTAATTTTCTTCCTGTTTGACCTTCATAAAATGTTTTTGCTAAATACATAGTTAACATTGGAATTTGCAATATTTCTTTTAAATTTTCTTTATTAAAAGGAACTTCCTCTTCTTCGCCTTTATCATTTATTACAAAAACATCTTCCCACCCTATAAGTACCTTTTCACATAATTCCAAAGGGTCAAAATCACTAGGTAATTCATTTCCGTCTTTATCTTTTTTTGGCGTTGCTTTTTTTGCCATTTCATTAAGAAATTTTTGTGGCATACGCTTAAAAATAGCTTTAAATTTAACTTCTACAAAATCATCATCTACTGGATATTCATATTCAACTGTCCATTTAAAAGTCTTAACTTTGTTAATAATTAGTGCCATAAAAAAAGATTAAACCATGTAACGCACAGTTTAACCCTTATTTAAAAAAAGTAAATATATAATTATGCGAAAACTAAGCTTACTTCATCATTTCCACTATTAGGAACTGCTGTATAAGCAAGGTCTAACATATCTATATCATCAACAGAAGCATAAGCTGGTGCTGTAATATTAGCCTTTGGCATTGATACTGTGACCTTATTTCCATCATCTTGTCCATGCTGAAATGTATTATTGCCACTTAGGTTTGATGTAGCGGCAGTAAAATAGTTTTTTGTAGCTAGTGGTATGTTTTCAATTTGTACAGTCCCTGACGGTGCGCGATTATTTAAAATAACTTCTTTTGTACCATCTACTAATTCTCTATAAACAATTTCATTATTCATTTCAAATGAAAATGTATTTAAAGCAGCTGAATAACCTTGAAACTCGAAACCACTTGTATTTCCTTGTTTAAAAACTAAAGGGTCTGCTTGTTTTTGAAATGTACAAGTTGGCATAGTTGTATCAGTTGGGGCGTTATATAACCCTGTCATTACGAATGTAATTGTAGGTATAGAGCCGACTTCTGCATTTAAACTAAATGTTCCACGACAGCCTGTTAATTTATGTTGTATGCCATCAGCGTTATAAACAATAGTACATGAATCAAAATTACTGCTGACAGGTGCGTAGGTAACAGATGTTCCCGCAGCTACAGTTTGACTTAATCCGCATGAAGTAAGCAATGGAGCTATTTGAGGAGCAACCCCTTTTGTCTCACTACCAGCCAACTCGACTGTAATAGTTACTTGCGCTCTTGTATTCGCTAAAAGAGTATCGTAATTACCAAGATAGCTTCTTATTAAATCCCTTGACACCTCGTCACTTTGTACTGGTTCTATTGATAATTCTGTACAAAGAATTGCGTTTTGAGCCCCTGATGCGGTGGGGTCACTTCCGTATGTACTTTCGTCTTTAGCAAGTAAAGCTCTTAGTCTAGTTTTCTTTGGCATCTGAGGTGTCCTCTGTTGTTAAAGATTCTGTTGGTTGGGCTGGTTGAGTTTGCCTAATCAGCTTTCTCTTTCCAGTTTTAGGATCAATAAGGTAAGAACCCCCTTGACCTGCGTACTTATCTTCCATAATAGCGTTATTTATGTGGATAAATCAGCAATTAATGTCTGATATATAATAATATAGTCCAAAGATACCACTCCGCTAGGTTGGTCTCCATCTACTAAGTCAAAACTTACGTTTCTTGGTTGTATATCAATAGAATTACCGCCTAAAGTTACATCACTTACTAATTTTGTATGTAGAGATTTAATTATTGGGTCTGCTGCTTGGTCAAGTGTTTTTGTCTTTGACCCCCTTGTAATAATACTTAACCTAATTTGTAGAGTCCATTGTAAATTATTTCTTCTAACCTCACAGTTATCAGTAATAGGTTCATAAATTAAAACAGCACCTTCTTCCCTTGATACAGGTGTAACCCTGCTTCTATAAATACGAGTTCCTAAACCAGTAGTGCCAGCTATTTGTGTTTTTATTTGGGCTAATATTAGTTCTCGTTTAGTACTCATGTCTTGCTTAAGGTAATTTCTGTTAATTTACCGTCATCTAATAATCTTTGTCCTTTAACTTCAAAAGCTGTTTGTATTCCATTAACATCAGTTTTTATAGTTTCACCAATTTCTAAATCTGCAAAGTCAATTGTTTTTACCTGTAAAACATAATCAGTAGAATAAATCATGTCTCCAGATAATATTTGGTCGGGCATATCTAAAACACCCATTTTTGTTCCGCCAGCATAATGAACCTTTTGTCCAAAAGGTTCTTGAAGAAAAACATCTAAATCGGAATCAATATAAGTCATAAGAAAAGCCCCATTAAGGGGCTATATATATTAACCGTATTTGTTTAGTGCTAAACCATTAATACTAAACGTAAATGAAGGTGTTGAACCTCCAACTGTTTGTACTATTTTGATGTAACGCTTAGCTTCGTCTTTTTTAAAAGTGATTACTTGCATAGATACTGCATCTGTTACTTGAGTAAAAGCTGCACCACTTAAATCACCGTAAGTACCATCACTAGCATCAGAGTCTTGTACTTTGACATCTAATGTTGGACTAGACCCTGTTCCAGCAGCACTTGTAAGAATTAAAGAAACATCACCGTCATATTCCTTTAAATCTATAGCTGCTGATGTTGCTGTACTTGTTACAGCAGCAGTAGCTACACATGAAAATAATTGTAATTTATCAAGTGCTTGTTGAATAATCGCCATTTTTTTAAGTTGTTGAAATTGCAGTTTGGATTTCAGATATTAATTCGGTTTTTGTTTTTGTAATGTCTAGCTCTAATCCAAGCTCTTTTCCGTATGTTTCTAAATTTAATTTAGTCATGCGTTCAAAATTTGGTTGTTTATCAACTTTTGGCTCATCAACTTTTACTTCTTCAGCTTTGTGAATATTTAAAAGCATAAAACCTATGTGATCTTCAACATCAATAATGGAGCCAGCACTCGTTGGAGTGCCAGCTATCATTGTGTTTCTTAAGAGCTTAAGTTTCATTATGTACCAAAACAGAACGCTCCGGGCTGTGTTACAGCATAGTCAACGTCTTGTAGAGCTATAACTCTTACGTTACCTGATGTAGCACCAGCGTATGGATCAACTGTTAAGTCTAAACCAGACCACATGCCGATAGTAAACTTACTAAAGTCACCAAATAAGCAGTCATTGTTTTGTAGTTGGTTTGTAACGATTGCGTTATAACCATTAATTTGATTGTTCTCAAACACGAATTTGCCTGTACCTGATGCAACTTCTGTTGACTTTAAAGCACCTCTAGCAGATGAGTTAATGATATAGAACATATTTGCTACTTCAGCATTTGCTACAGCAATGTCGGTTTCCATTGCTATATATTCGGCAAATGAACCAAAAGTAGTAATTGTTTGTGTACCGATACCAGTTGTATCTTTAATCCCTAAAGGCTGGTTAGAAGAACCTGTACCATAAATAGCAGCTCTGTCTAATTCAAGTGCAATGTTTTGCGCAATATCATTTCTGATTCTTTGCTCAACATCAACAGATGCTTGTAATAGTAAACGACGGCTGTAGTCTACGAAGGCTCCTATTGTTTTTGGAGTCATGTTTACTTGGTCGAAAGCAAGGTTTGACTCAGTTGGACTTGACCCTTCTCCTACCCAATAAGCGGTTGATCCAGATGTTTGTCTAGGAATTGAAATGTTACCGTCAAGCCCTGTTAACATTGAAGGGTTAGCAGCCATTATCGCCATAGAATTTTTCAACTGCTCGATAAATGAACCAGCTAACAATTCAGTTGCAACAAGATTACCCCCTGCAGTTGCGGAACCAACTGTTAAATCTCTTTTTTGCTCAAGTACTTCGTTTGGAACAAGAATACCACCAGCAGGTCTGCCATACTTTTTAGATGTAGCGTCTGAAACTTCTCTTTCAAAAGCAGCAGCTTCTTGTGCTTGTCTATCTGTTGGATTAGACAAAGCGTGTAATGCTCTTGTAAAAGAAAATCTCTTAATTTCTTTTTGGTCTAAGCCTACTTCTGGGGCTTTTTGTATTTGTGTTTGTTCCACGTTGTTGAGTCTCTCCTCTCTGTAAGTGTTAATGGCGTGGCGGGCATCTTCTACTGATGCACCATCTTGATTTAGCTTATGTGCTAAATCTGGGCAATTGTATTTTTCGCCCATTGCTGTTACCGCATTTGCGCGGCTTCTTTCAGCAACGATTATATCTTGGCTGCGTTTCTGCTCTGCTTCAACGGCTTTGCTTGCAGCCTCTTTAGTTTGCTCCATATTTTTGGAAGTTAAGGTTGGACTAGATGACGGAGCTTTTACCGTCAAAGCTTCCCTAGATTGCTCTAGGTCGGCTGCATCTTCTTCTGGTGGAGAATCTGCAACCTGTTTAATTTCAATCTTATCCTTATTTTCTAAACTTCGCCCTACTCCAACGGAAGCGTCTGCTGGCACCGAAACCAATGATATTTCCATAGCTTTCCATGAGGTAACAACCATCTGATCGCCACGTTCCTCAATTTCGTTTATTTGATATGCAAAACTTACTTGTGAAATAATGCCATCTTCTACATCATTACGTTTTTCAGTAGCGTTAGGATTTCTACTCCATTTAATAGTTGCATAACCTCTTCTGTCCTCAGATATTTCAGCTTTTTGTACAACACCAAGAACTTCATCACGATTATGATTCCAGAGAAAAGGGGCGGTTCCGTTATTTAAACGAGATAGGTCAGCAGCCCCCTTGTCATGTGATAAAACTTCTTGTCCAAAATATCTTTGTACTGGCTCCTCAGAGCTAAAACTCATAAATAGCTCATTACCATCAGATTCAATTTGTGCTTTTAATTCTCTTGTTTGTACTAAAGATTCTCCTTTATTTCTTTCAACTAATTCTTTTAAATCAAGTTTTCTTGTTTGTTGTATTTCTTCACTTTTCTTTTTGTCATCATCATCATAACCATATCCATTTTCATTATATTCTTCATTTAATGGCAGATCATCAATTTTAGTTAATGTTGAGAACTTATGACCTACTAACTTATCAGTTTTTACATAACCGCCACCACTTGGAGCAGGTCTATAAATACAAATTAAAGCAGCAGGGTCGTCAGATGTACCATCAACTGTAAATGAACTGTCAGGTATGTTTATAGTCCCATTTCTTTCTACTTTTTCAATTAATCCTCTTGCTCTACCGCCACTAGAGTTCCAAGAAACATAATCACCAACTTTTAATTCATTAGGTGCTGCTTTAACATCTTCTTGCGGTTTTTCTAATGTTGAATCCATAGATTTTTCACTTGTGTTGTTATCATCATACTCATTTAAAAGAGTATCATCAAATCTAGCTCTTGCTTTTTTAATTTGTTCTGATTTTTTTCTACTCCAACTAAATCCAGCGTCCGATCCCCAAGCACTCCAAGCCACTCTTCCGGGACTTGGATACCCTTTTTCACCAGCTTTAAAACCTTCTGCTTTTTTATCAACTTCATGCCTACTAAAAAAGCTAAACATCCTCATCACCACATCCACACTTAATTCTTTGCCGCTTAAAATTTGTGTTGCTCTTCTAGCTGCTACAGCAGTACCACCTTTTTTCCCTTCTTCTTTCCATTTTTTATATTGCCTAGCACCTGCCTTCATACCCTCTGTAGGGGTTAAATCTATATCAGTACCATTAACATTAGCCATGTATAAAATGTTAGATATTAAACATAATATCAGAATAATTAGATATTAATAGTTGCCGTATTTAAAGTTTATATGTTATACTAATATTAGTTAGGGAATGATACCTCTAACTAATTAAACTAACCCCAAAAGAAAATGAAAACAGTTTACAGAAACACCGGCAAAATTGAAACACTAAACGACATTAGTGACGTATTTGCAGTAATGGTTGTAACAGGCACAAATCCTTTTGTAACAAGAGAGCTTGTTTATAACAAACTTGAGTGGAACGGTTATGCAAAGCACGTTTGCGATAAAGCAGCAGACATGATTATGGCTGACTTAAAACTATTAGGTAACAGAGGTTAAACAAATGACAAAAATCGCACCAATAGTAAACCAAGAAAAAGCAGACAGGTTTAATCGTATGTTCCCGCCAAGAATAAAACAAATGGCAAAACAAATTAAACTAATTGAAAACTGCTCTAATAAACATAACTATGAGTGGGCTTATACAGATACAGTTGCCACATTCTTTATAGTTATATTTAAAGAATTAACTTTAGTAGCAAGAAAGTTTGATTTAGTTGTTGATGTAAGTATTGGAGGTAAATCTATAGAAGATACTTACGAAGAAGCTAACGACAAGTTCCAAGAAGAAATGGAGGAGCAAAATGCCTAAAAAATTAAGTGGTAAAAAAGATTGGATCATTGATCCAAAAGTACATGAATTTATAAACCATCTCGAAGGGGGACTCGCACTAGCGGGTTTTCCTTTTAAAGATTTTAGTCCTCAATGGGTTCAACTAGAGCATATAGATAATAATGCAGAGTACAATGGTTTAATTTTTAACCAAGTACCAAAAGGTGATGATGAACAGTTTAATGTTTGCGTCGCAAATGACGGAATACATTTTGCTGGAGAAAATACAAGTAGCCTTCCTTTTAGTTTTGACCAACCTCCAAGTAAGTTAGCGATCCTATTTTTGGTAACAATAATGCAAGGAGATATTGTTAACCCCCCATGCTGTCCACATTGTGAAAAAGATAAAAAAGCTTAATTATCACTAATACCTGTTCCACCACCTAAATCAAGGTCTAATTGTACTCCAGATTCGCTTAAAGTTTCTTGTTCTGCCTTAATTTGGTCTATATTATCTTCGAAATCTTTACCTAACATTGATACGATTTCACCTTTTGTATAGTAACCAGCAGCCTCACCCATTCTAAAAGCTTCAATCTCCTTCTTTGGATCAACCCAACTCCACCCTCTAGCTTGCCATCTTGGGTTTGAATACCTTAAAGGTGTTAATTCATAATCAGGTAAATTTAATGAGCCTGATAAAACAGCAGCATCTAAAAATTCTTCAAATACCCTTTGATGGAAGTTTTCAATAATAAATGTTTGTAGCATCTTCCAATGTTCTCTATCTTCTAACAAACTTAAACGTGAACTTGAATAGTTCGTTTCCGAGAAATCTCGAGAAATCGTTTCATAGCTACATCCAAGTCCAGACGCGAAACGCCTAATTTTGGCTCTTACATACATCTCATACTGGCTGTCAGGACTACTAATATTCGGAACTGTAATTTCCTCTCCCGGATTTAGGTATTTAAAAACACCTGCCTCCCAATCTGTAAGTCTTTGTTCTTCTTGTACATCATCTGCTTCTAATTCACCTTCGGTAGAACTAATAAATCCCATTAAACTAGCACCCGCTCGAGCTCGAATTACTGCAGCACTTTCATAGCCCGACATTTGGTGCATATCGTCCATCACGCAACTGAGCCACGGAACACCCCTATTTTGTCCGGGACGTTCCTGTATAAATAAATGAATAATATCATTTGCATTTATTATTGTATGTTTTTGATTCTCATAACTATTCTCAAACCAATTATCTCCGGGATGTTTATTTAAAAAAGCGTATCTTTGTGGCCTACCAAACTTATCAACTTCAATTCCCATTCTCCATTCATTACCTTTTCTTGCTGGTTTGCCAGAATACTCATCATCTAATAAATCTGATTCAATAATTTCAAGTGCTAAAGGAACTGTACTTTTACCAAATTTTCTTCTAACTATTCTTAAAAATACTTCACCACTTTCTACTAAAGCACCAACTGCTAAATTCTCAAGCATAAAAAAACTCTTTTGACCTGACACATCACAGTTATCTCTTTTACACCATTGTTTCCATTCGTTTTCTATCATCATGCTTAATCTTTTATCTTTTTTCTTACCTCTAATAGCTGGAACCATACATTGAAGTTTTACACCTTGACCAATAACATTTATTTGTGTTGTTCTCTTAGCTTGCTTTGCATAAGGGTTATCTCGCATTAATTGTCGACTTCTGTCCCTTAATTTGCGTAAACTTACCTTAATTTCTGCATCTGCAGATGTATTACTAGAAACCCACCCATCTGTTAAACGTGATATTGCTGCACCTGCATAACGCCTTCTTTTTATTTTTTGTACTTCTGGTTGTTTAGCAAATAATCTTGTAATTGGTGTATGCCAAGCCATAATTAACCTCTTGTACGAATATATAAATTATGAGGATTGCCCTCACCATTTGCAATCTTTTGTTGCTTTTCCTCTTTAATCAAATCTCTTTTATATCTATCTCTAATAATAATTAATTCACTTAAATCAAATTTTTTAAGACTTCTATTACCTATTTTATATTCTTGAACAGCTTGACCAGTACTTAAAGCCCTAATTGTTTGTTCTATAGCATCAAAATCTTTTCTTAATTGTGTTCTTCCATCAAAGGCTTTAGGGTTACTACCAGAATATAAAGTACTTTCTAAAACTGTAAATTGTCCTTGAGCTATAGTTTGTCTTTCATTACCAGACTTATTAGCCATAGCCTGATAAAACCATAAGCCATCTGGAAACGTAGCTGATGTAGCATTACTTATAGTAAATTTAAAACCATCTTCATGTGCTGTGCTATTAATAGTAGCTGCAAAATTTTGCTTATTAGTTCTTAAATAATAAACAACTGACCAATCTGGGCTTGATATTGGATTGCCAAAATGATCTTGAGTTGCGTTGAGAGTCCATTGTATGTAATCCCCCGCAATAATTTTTTTTGGAATAGTCACAGTTTTACCATGATGAAACAAATTTAGGTTTTTCAACCCTCTTCCTTGATCTTAGCTCACTAATATAGTCTTTTTCACCCTTATTTTCTTTTAATTTACCCTTAATTCGCCCTCTTTCTTCAAAATTATCCCAAATTGTTCTTCTATCTTTCTTTTGATAAAGCCTATGTAATGCAGCATAAGCGTAAACAAGTGTATCTAAAGCTTCGTTTCTTGCAGATGATTTTTTTACCCATTCCCTAACAGGGAATCCTTTAACAAATCTAATAATCTGTTTTTCAGCAGTTAATTGTTTAAAGTATTCTTCATCTGCTTTTACATTAAAATGTAAATAACCAGCACCCTCCTCTACATGACGTAACCTTGAAAACAATGTTGTTTTTATTGTATCCGTACCAACTGTAAATAATTCTGCACCCTGTTTAATAATTCTACCTTTCCAGTTTAAATCTAATTTTTTACCTTTTCCTATAGGTGGTTTGTCTTTAACGCTTGCACCTTTTATAGCAATAACTCCATATTTACGTCTATCTCTTGTATAAGCATATACTTCGTTTGTAAAATGCCCCCCAGAGTCCACAGCAATAACATCAGGTTTTAATTGATTACCTAACTCATGTCTAAATGGTCTTATTAATAATTGATCTAAT